GCGTTTTTTGTGGTGATAGTATCTTTGTTGATCCAGGGCTGGTCTATTGCACCGGTGGCGCGCTGGTTAAAACTCCAGGTGCCGAAATCACCAGGGCCTGATCATGTGATGGCTTTAGAAGCTGTACCAAGCCACGATATACTGCAGCTGCTTGCCTATAAAGTAGATGCCAGCTCGTCTGTGATTGATGCAGATTGGCAACAATTGCCGGTGCCGGATACAGTGCAGTTTCTCGGTGTTATTCGTCACGGAGAGTGGCTGCAAAGTGCAAACTGTGCACTGTTTAAAGCAGAGGATACGCTGATGGTGTTAGCCAAAGCAACAGATAGTGCTCATTTAAGCGAAGTGTTATCCAGTTATGCCGCAGCGGCTACGCTCAACCGGCAAGATTTTTTTGGTGAATTTGTCTTAAACGGCCAGATCCTGTTATCTGAGTTGGCTGCGTTCTACACCATAGAGTTTGGCGAATTAAACCCACAACAATCTTTATCTGAGTACATCACAGAGCGTTTTCATCGTCGGGTTGTGGTAGGCGACAGCCTGCAACTGGATCAGCTGGTACTCACAGTGCGGCAACTGAACGACAAAGACGAAATTCTGCAGGTTGGTATTAAAGCCGCCTGAATATCAGGCGTTACCATTGGCAGAGCAGGGGGCTCTGCCTCTAGGTCGATTCAGAAAATTCAGGCACAACTAAAGGCCACGCTCTTTGATGTAATCTTCCATTTCCTGCCAGGTGATAAAAGATTGCAGTTTTTCTTCAGACTTTTTATCAAGCGGCGGCCTTAACTCCAGCAAGTATCTGTTGCCTATTTGAAGTAACACCAAACGGTAAGCAAACTTGTAATTTGGGATGCCTTTTGAGCGGACCCAAAGCTGTGGTGTCATACGGGTAAATTCCGCATCCGACTGTGCTGCGGTATACACTTTTTGGTATTGCAACGGAATGCGAAGTACCAGCAAACGTTCATCGTAAGGAACTTCGGTGGCAGTAACTGCGTTTTTACTGTCGAGCTCCATCATAGAAATTTTTTGGTTTAGTTTTGTGATCTCTTGTTTTAACACATCATTTTCGTTACGTAACTTAGAAAGTTCTGCAAGCAGCCCAGTATGTTCATCACGTAATTTTTTTGCATTGACCAGTTCAACATTGCGTCTTTTGCGATAATTCCGTTGCCGTTCGGCGTTGCTAAGTGCCATATAAAACTCATGTTTTTGGGTTTTGGCCAAGTATAGAACATCAGTTACGTAACAAGTAGATTTTAATAAAACCGATGGAGCCATGTAAAAATACTTCAGCCTGCCAAATAACACAGAGATGGCACCAGCATAAACCATGAAAAGCGGTTTAAAGCCAGCAGGTTTTGTAGTTATACATTCATACCAATAATATCCCATAATGACTTTATTATGTTAAGAATCAATGACTTAGAAATTGATTTTTTAATGATATGTCAGGGGCTGAAAAATCGCAATTGTTGGACGTTTCGTTTCATTTTGAAACAAGAGTGCACTATTACTGTGTGCACTCTTTAGAGTCACACCCAAAACGGCGCGAAAAACGATAAAGCATAAAAAAAGCCCCTTCAGGGGCTTTTCAGTTTGGCAGGGGGAAAGCTGCGCTTTCAGAGGCCGCTTTGCGGCCTTGGTTCCCGTTCCCGTTGGTCACTGCATGACGCTGGAAGCGTCATTTTTAACTTCTGCATACGCCATTTTATCCGGCATACAGTTTAGCTGTTGCCGTCCATCTGGAAGCATAACAAGCGCGGTGCAATCGCCAGCGGTGATTACTTTGTAATACGTCGGGTAAAACGGTTCGCCATCGTCTGTGACAAAGGCCATGTTATATCCCGTTGATGTTTTTTCCCATCCGGCAATGTAAATGGTCTTTTTTCGCTCTGTGGCGCTCTCTGCTGCTTTATCTTCGGGTTTTTGCTCTGGTTTAGGGTAGTAGTATTCATAAGGCGCTACGGGCTTGGCAGAGCAGGAGCCAAAAAGCTGTTTGTAGGCTTCATTGCAAGACCAGATACCTTTTTTGGGTTGTTCGGGTTCATAGGTGACGAGGGCGTTTACTGTGAACGCAGCCAGTAAAGCCCCTATTGAAAAAAAGTGGTATTTACCAAAACGGAAGCGCTTGAGGCCATCTTTAAATTCTCTCCATTTAGTTGTATATCGGCCATGCGTATAGAATGGCGGCAAGACTGTGGCAAGCCCTTGTATTTCGTCGTTTGCTGTAAATTGTTGTTCGGTGTCGTAGGCGTTATAGAGGTATGTGCCGCGATACATCCAGCGGTCAACGGTCGGGCTATTTTCGCGGTCGCCATATTTGACAATTCCAAGGTGCAGCTTTGGCGGTTTAATGCCAAGTAAATGCAAAACGGGAATTTTGAAGCGGTCAAAGCGGCGACAATAGACAACGTGTTCAGCGAAAGAATCGCGCGCCTGACTATCCATAACCGCTACGTCCTGAATGATGAAATAAACGTCCCATCTTAATTTTCTGGCGTTGCGGAACCACTCGATAACCTCAGCGCGGCCTTTATCATTCCAGCCCCTTGAGTTAAACCAAGTGCCACATTCATCCAAGACCAAAATGCCGTTTTTATTATCATCCGGCTTATCCGAATCATGACCTGGGGGAAGATTGCGTAAGTCTGCAATGGTGGGCTTGTTGGGTATGCGGTATATCTCGCAATTTTTAGCCCAAAGGTTATTGGTTAAATGCTCAGGGAATAAGTTTACGTTGGTTGCAACTTTGCGGCCTTGAAATAGGTATTGCTGAATGCGGGAAACGGCGACAAGCGATTTACCTGCGCCGAGTTTACCTGTGATTACATAGGCCGGCATGATTAAGCCTTGAAATAGCCAAGGGCTTTTTCGGCCATTTTTGCTTTGAGCTTGGCAACTTCTTTTGTCAGGTTATAGACCATGCCAAGTATATAGATGCTTGCAATAGTAGAAGCGCAGATGGCAAGGGAGGGCGGCATCATTGCAGCTATTGGGGCAAGCATTAACTGAGACATTGGGTGTAAAGAACGAATTGCATTTAAAAGTAAGGCGTTAGCAGTAAGAATTAAGTGGGTGATAGCGGCAGCAAGAGCGATAAAAAGGGCAAGGTAAATTGCCATTGTCTTTAAAGCGCCGGATAAGTAAGAAACCAGAAACCACTGGAGGATCTTACTTGCCAGAGTTCTGATAAAAGCCATTATTGGCAGTACAAGCAGTGCAATCATGTTAAGCGCTCTTTAGTAAGAATTGAGGCGACATAGGTAAAAATAAAAATTGCGGTTAAAAGCCAGATAACTATTTCTAAAACCATAGATATTTTCGGGGCGGCATTGCAAAAGTCTAAGGAACCATGACTGCCAAACGGGATTGGCGAGCAGGAAGAACCCGCAATGTCAAAAACATCAGCCAGTGATTGAGCGCCGGAAAAAATACCTTCAATATGTTCTCTATCAGTTAAAGCATTAAGACCTGAGTTTTCTAAATGGTTGTCGGCTTCGTTCTGAATAGCGTTATAGCCTTCATTTAGTTTTTGGTCGTAGTCTGGTAAGACTGTTTCATTTGCTTCATGAGCGCCATCAGGTGGTAAACCACCTTGCATAAAATCAAGTAATTCATCGAGTGAACCTTTAATGTCATCAAGGCGCGGGTTTATGTCACCGTTTAGCTTTTCAACGGCAGTTTGAACGCCTGAAACCTTGTTACCAACAGAATCAACGGCGTTTTTAATAGCATCCAGTTTTCCGTTATCAGTTCCATTATTGGCAATGACAGCACCAAGGTAGTTAAAACCTTTTGTCATTTGGTCTGTGTTGTTATCTATGCGCTCTGATACATAATCAGTGTGCTTTTTCATATCTGAGCGAAGCAGGTCAAGGCGCTCAGTTATGGGAGTAAAGTCCTGAGTAACGTTAACAGTGTTGCCACCAATTGTGCCAGTTTGCCCGCCAGTGTTGCCGGAGGCTGGGGGAGTGCTGCCGCCAGTAGAGCCGCCACCAGTCGAGCCACCATCCGGCGGTGGTGGGTCGGTTGGGTCGGGGTCTGGTGTTGGGTCAGGGTCAGGCTCAGGCTCAGGGTCAGGCTCAGGGTCTGGCTCGGGTTCATCTGGTGGACTCTCAGCAGTACAAGAGTTTTCTGTGTAAGTGTGGTAACACTCAGTTCCATTTGTTCCGAGACACAAATTGCCCTGTGTGGAGCAAAGCAAAGGCTGCGGATTTGGGCCGCCTGTGGTCATGCCTGCAAGTGATACACAACGGGATGAAAGGCTGTTAAATGGGGTGCTTACATCAGCGCCAGCTATTTGCTTGCAAGTGTCAGTTACCGGGTACTGAAAAGGGCCGGATGTTAAGTAACTAAGGGTAAGTTGAGTGGTTGAACCATTAGATTTTATGCAATCAAGCCTTGTTCCTGTAGAGCTTATTTCGCATGAAACAAAAACAAGTTTTGAGTTAATTATAGAAACAGTTTGTAAAATATATCGCCTTGTTTCATCGCCTGCGGGAATTGTTGAAGGAATATAAAAGTCAGCAGGTTTAAAACTAACACCAGTGCTACTTTGGGCGGTTATAAGATTGTAAATGCGAGTACTATCAGCTAGAGCAGAAAAGCCCCACAGCAAAGCGATTAAAGTGATTACGTACTTTGTCATGGGGCTTTTCCTTGGTCTTAGGTCGACTTATTAGCGAACTTTTTGAACAGCTTCATGCCGATGAAGGCAATAACAACGGATACAACGATTGGCCAAGCAGCGGCAGCCAGTGAGGCGGCTTCTGTACCAATGTCTGTCATTGCGTCAGTTGCAGCAGATGCAAAAGCGCCACCAGATAATAAAGTTGCTGCTACTAACAGCATTGATTTCATTTTTTTCATGGTCTTATCCCACAATTTGATAGGCATAACGCCTGAACAGATAAAAGCTGAAACTTAAAGCCCAGCCACTTACACCAGCCCCAAAGCAGAGGCGGATACATTCTGTGGTTGTCATCATTTGGCAGACGACTCCCACGAATTCATCCCAAGGAAAAAACAGATACAGGCAATTGCGGCAGCAATTACGTTAACGCCAGTTTCAATAGCTGAAATCAGAGCAGTTATCTGTGTCGGGTCAATTGATACGGTTTCCATGTTTCCCCCCATCTTTTCGCCGCCCCAAACCCCCAAAAGGGGGCAAGGGGCTTAGCGAAAAGGATTGTTTAAAATATGTCTTTAACTTCTTGTGAAAGGTAACGGGTAACACCGACTGACTTAGCGCCTTGCCAGAGGCGTTCCCAGAAAGGCAGGCTAATTTGCGTACCTTCTAAAGCAGCAAGTTTTGCCGGAATACCTTGTTTAATCAGTTGGTCAGAAATAACCAATTCAATGATTGTTTCTTCTGTGCCGTAGTTGCCTTGGCGCTCTGTCGAAATGCCGCAGTAAAGGGTTTCCTTAACAGCGCCGTTTTGGTCTGGCTTGCTTCTTTGGATGCGAACGCCTTTATAAACGCCGTTAGCCGTTAAACCTTGGAAGGTTGGTAAAGTAATGAGTGATGACATTTTGTGGTTTCCTTATGAAACGAGGCGCAAAAGCGCAGGTTGTTGCTGGTATTGTTCGCGCAGGGATAACGGCTCGACAAAATCAGCGGGTAATTGTTTAGCGAAATCGACATTGATAAAGCGGATTAACGGAACGACGTTTGAGACTTCGCCTGTAAAATTCATTAACTGAGCAAGCGATAAACCAGCGGCTTGAAATTCTTTTAAGCGTCGCCCCCAGGTTGCCCGGTCATGGGTGCGCTTTGTGTGTTCATAGCCTTTTGTGGTGATGGTATTAAACAGGTCAAAAAGTTTATTGGCCTTGGTGTAAGAGTGAGAGCCATCTTTTTTGATTCTAAAATGGGCGAGCTTTAACGCCTCAAATACTTCTGTATGGTTATGCGCGTTCATAGTGGCACCTTCAAAGGCTTGCAATATTGGCTTGAACGAAGAAAGCCAAAGGCTTTGGATTATTTCGGGGTTTTCGGCTTGGTAGCTGGGGTCGCGTAATTCGGCAAAGCTGGTTGAATAGCCGAGGCTATTTATCTTGCAGGCAAAAACACGAGCCTCTAAACGGATCGCGCCATAGGCGTATTCACGTACAGATTCAGAGGTGATTTGCTGTAACTGGTATCTTAAGTGGTTTAATTTTGTAGCCGCATATTTGCGGGTTAAAACCGAAATTTGTTTATTTAATTCATCTTCTTTCAGATAAATCTTTTCTTGTGAGTGGCGCGAGCCTTTATTGAAATAGCGCGTTGTTTTGAACTTCGGATCACAATACGGCTTTTTCTGGCCTACTTTGATAGACGTTAAAGAGTCCAGCACAGTTAAAGCCAATTCTCTGCTTTCAACGTGGGCAGTGTAGGTCACATCAAGATAATCAACGGTTGCATAAGCCCAATCTAAATATTCAATCGGGGCTAAACCAGAGAAGCAAAAAGCCTGCTCAATACACTGAATACACAGAGATAAATTGTCGGAGCCATAGACGTTATGACCCTGTAACAGCTTGGCAGGATTACCAACGATTTTGATGTACGGGTAACATTTAAAATCTGTGCCGTTGACGAATTTAAACGCCAGTGATGCAAAACTTGATGGGATAGATTCAAATTTATGGCGCAGGCGTGAAACCACCGGAACGCCGTTTTCGTAATCTATCTGGCCTTCCATGGAAAGCCCGAACTTTTCAGCAATGAATTTGTCATCCAAAAAGGCATTGTCACCGACTTGGTGAACGTATTCAGGCATGAAAGGAACGGAGATTGCGACCATATCAATCATAGATTGGCTCTCGAAAAGAAACGGCTTTAAAAGTTGCCATTGCAAAATCGAATGCAATTTCTAGCGTCGCAATATCAGGATGATGATAAACAGTGTCAAAATCGGGCGTTGTGATAACGTAATTGCCAATTTGCTGAGGCGAAACACTAGGGAAGTGCTGACAGAAAGCGGCCTTATAAAGTGGGGTTGATACATCGAGAATATGACAACAAGGTGATTCTAAAAGTGAATCTAAACCAGATATTGTTTTTGTGTAGCCTGAATAGCAATTCATTGTGCCAACTCCAAGTTACAGAGCCAGTCACCAACGGCAGGAGAAAAAACAGACGGATTGAAACAACCCGTCGAAAGGTCGAGGCACGTTTTACCGCAGAGAACACAGGAAGATGACTGCGACAGCTTTTGCACTTGTGGGCTGCGGCCAGAGTGCAAATCGGGCGCTGTCACAGTCAAATCAGAAAATTCAAAGGGAATGGCGTTGTCATCGAGCAAACGCATTGTCCATAAATCAGACTTTAAAGCCTGATGGTCGAGGTTGAACGGGTGTAACACAATGTCGCACTGAGGCGTTAAAGCGCGCACTGTTGCAGTGACTTCAATTTCAACAAAACGCCTGTGGTTATAACGCTTTACGACTTTAACAGAGCTAATCAGCTTGGCTCTGTGTAATTGAATGATTTCTTGTATGGTCATGGTTGCAGCCCTTGATATACTCGATTAACAAATAAACAGCTAAGTTTTCATCTGTGAAAACTATTTAGGCAGAATTTAGTTTTCATTTGTGAAAACGTCAAGAGGTTTTTTTATGAGCTACAGCGCAACACTGATTGAGACACTGAAACAAACGAAGGGATTTGCAAAGGACGCTGAAGTTGTAGCGGTATTGCCAAAAATGACGAAAGGAAATTTATCATCGGTAAAATCAGGACAAAGACACCTGACAGAAGAACAGGCGCTGTGGATAGCTCAGCAGTGTCAGCTCGACGCCGGACTAGTCCTTGTCGAGCTTGCTGCTGAGTGCGCCAAAACTGAAACCGCACAAACGGTATGGCACAACCTAGCAAAAAAGCTGAAGGCGACAACTAAAGCCGTTGTTGTCGCACTGATTTTGCTCATAACGCACACTTCAGGGCACTATCCGCCCCAACGCATCAAAAATATCCCATAATGTATATTATGTTAAATGTAATTATGCTATTTCTATACCGTACCGCTCCACCTTAGTCTGACATAAATCAAACTGTTCCCCAAACAGAAATTCTATTATTTTACCCCTTACGTTTAATTTTTGCGGTTTGATGCTGATTTTAAACAGTTTTCTCGAAGCGCGGAAAATTCGTTTTTAATAACCAAATGGAATTTATAAAGTTATGGCAATGCAAATAAAATCTAAAGAAGATAGCGATTTATTATTCAAAACTGGCTTTTGCAAGACCGTGATCACCAAAACTTCCATTAGGACTGTGCCCGACTTAGCCAAAATAGCAGCGTTTTTTGTGGTGA